CCATCAAGAGGAACTACTATTAGACCATCTATCTGACTTATTGCTTCTGGTTCTCCTGGTGCTGAAACTAGAACTATTGAAATATCATTAAAAGTCGTATATAGACATAGACGATTGTGATAAAATCCGATACCAACTCCAGCAGGTATTTCAGAAAAATTATCTAATAGATGTGACGCATCTTCTAATAAGTCTGCATCAAAGAAAGACTGATTAGCAAGAGTAGTAGCAACATTATCATTAATTGTAGCACCCGGTATAAAATAATAAGTATAACCTGTCGTATTTCCATTGTAGTCAACTATAATCTTTGTTGCTACTATATGTCTCTTAGTCCATTGAGCACCACTAAAAGTTGGAACTGTGCTAAACGAGACAGATAATGCTGCACTTGTAGTATGACTTGCAAACGCAACTGGAGATGATAAGAATCCGGTATCTGTCTCCCCAACTACACCAAATAAATGAAAACCGGCATCAGTAAAACCAGCAGCCCCATCACCTACAGTTAATGTGCCAGCAGGTGTTGCACCAGCGGCTTTACGAGCTGCAGTTCCATCTCCTAAGTAAACATATAGAAACTGACTTTGCAATCCCTTTTCAATATTCAATGCACCTTGAGTAAATGTTTTGAATGGGGTTATGTATGCCCTACCCGCATACTGAGCAAACCCAAAATCTTCCATTCCGGCAATAGTTAGTAATGGACCATGAACAGTAGTAGAATCAACTACATGATAAATTTTACCATCAGTCCCATCATAAGTTAATACTATTAGAGTTGAACCAGAGGAAATAATATAATTATATGTTCTAACTACATTACCTAATGGAACAGCTACGTTCTGATGCTTATCAATTCCATATCTAGTTGCAACTGCACCATCCCCAACAAAGCGAATATTCTCACAATCCTGGAAATGGTCTAGGGGAACTTCGTCAACTTCACCCCTATCCCACAAACCATTAAATTCTTTTAACGTTATTGGTTCGTGATCTCGCATTTAACTAATTCCCCTACGCTTATAACCAGAGCGAAACGGCCTACGTCTAGTAGAAATAGATTGTCTCGCCTTATTCTCAATTCCTTCCATATCATTAAGTGAATCAAGTGCAAATCCATCTAATTCATCTGCTCTTGTCTTATTCTCACCAATAAATCTAGCACAATAAGCCGCTGTCCTGTTAAACAGATATGAATCACCATTAATTACATTAATAGCTGAATTTTCATCAACTATATCATTAAATAGTTCCTTAATAAAATCAATCTTCAAGTCAATTGGCTGATTTGCTGCTAGAAGTTTTATTGTATTTCCTATCCAAGTATAAATTCTAAATTGTGAAATTTCAACCCCATCTAAGTAATGTGGAAGAAAATCTTTTTTACCCATTGGAATGAAATTATCAGTTCCAGTAGGAGATTCCCATAATTGTTGAATCTGAACCAATCCAGTTGGAAGTGCTGGTGTGGTTAATGTTGATACTTCTGTAGCCCCGGCAAGTAATGTAAGAATAGCAGAAGTTTCATTAGTTACTGGCATATTTGAAAGTTCCATTTTCTTTCTTAGATCTTTCAATGCCATTTTCAAATAAGGTAGCTGCGCTACATAAGTATACGTCTGCTTTTGAGTATCATTAAGCAGCGCAGCCGCCGAATCCATTACATCGCCAGCAATCATTTTAGCTCCTACGATGCAAACTTAATATCTTTACCTTTTGGATGATTTGGATCAATAGCTCTGCAAGTAGGACAAACAGGATAAGCAGGATTCTTCATATTACCACAAGCAAAGCATCGAACCATTTCAACTGCCTGGAAGTTAGCCAACCACTCTTTAGTATTTAATCCCAACTCACGAGCGGCTAATCTCATATCATCAGAAATACCAAGTGGATTACCATTAGTTCGTGACCAGAGAGTATCTGCCATCTGAACAAGAGCACCAAACCATCTCTTTTGATTTGCTACTGCTTTATCAAGATGATTCTTATATTTGGTCTTAAGTTCTACACTTCCAATTTCACCTGGAAGGAAGAAGAAACCAGGCCTAGATTCGGTTCCAAATGCAAGTAGTGACTTAGACCAATCATTAACAACAGAGTCAGCAATGACTACTGATGAAACAGGAATTTCCAATAATGGTTGATCTTCTCCAACATCTTTCCACCATGAAGAAGGACCAATAACTACCATACTAGGCTTTTCATAATTACCAGTGGGAATTGAAAATTTTCCAGGTTGAATAGTTACATTTTCGACATTAATATCTCTAGGATAAACTGAAATTAGCGTGCTTACGTCTAGGGGATTAACAGCGGCTCTTTGTGCTGTTCGATTTGCAAATAGTAACGAACTCATGATTCATAGCTCCTTGGGACGACAACTCCCGTTTTGTAACGAAGTGAATCCGTTACATCTGTCTCATCTCCGTAAAGATAATCATAAATATCATTAACTCTTTTAACTTTCTCTTCGTCTGGATTATCTGTATACTTTGCTAAAGATCCTTTACCCTGAGCAGCATAAACTGTATCAATTACAATCTTAGCTACATCAAGTATTGGCGGGAGATAATTATCATTCTTATCCATAAAGACAAAAAGAGGTTCATAAGAAACTTTTGTTGCTGGTAATTCTGGTATATTAATTTCTGGAATTATCACCAATCTCTCTAACACATATTTCTGATGAACCCACTGTCTATATTTTGGAACTAAACGAACTTCAGGAACTAATAGTATTAATCCAGAATCAGTAGTATCCATCAATCTTTTCTCAAACTGATCTTCAGACCAGACAATACGCCAGATGGGTTGTCCTGTAATTGTATCAATACCGTAAAGATCGACTAACTGTCTATTCAAAGAATCAATTTTCTCAATTAGTTCCATGTTGGAAACGAGACAGTGCTCGCCCCTCCCGTATCATAAACTGTTTCCCATTTATCTTCTTTTCTACCAGGCCATACTGTTAGTGGAGCAAAATGGCCTACATGCACATCTAAATCACAATAAATTTTGAATCCGGCTTCCCTAACCCTCTTAAAGAAGCCAATATCATCACACCATTCATCTGGAGTTAATTCACCAAGACGAATCCACGGCTCTACGAGATTTTTGAATACATCAGTTTTAATTAAGCAACAGCCTAACCCACAAGCTACAATTTCAACTAATCCTGTCGTTTTATCATCTGGAATATACTGTTGACAAGCTCCATTACCATCAGCCGAATCAAAAATATATGGTTGGTGTGGATGATTCCTCCGTAGATGGAGAGCTGTTACAATATCCTTATCATGCTTCAGCAAAGCTGATAAAATATGGCTAGGAAATGCCACATCATCATCTAAAAAGAGAATGTGAGAACAATCTTGTTCTAATGCCAAATTAATAATCATATTACGACCTCTAGCCGGTGATTGACCATGAGCAAAAGTCATTATAGTTCCATCTGGTTTCTCTAATAAGTTGAAATAATCATAAAATGCTGCTCTTTTTGTTACTTCGCCTGTAGGAACCCCAATTAAAATTTTTGTCAAAACGTCATTATTAATTCTTAATTTATTCTTCATTGCTTCTCGTCTTGGTCTTTCACTCTTCCATAACTCATTATCAACTTGAGCGGCTTCAATATCAACTGGATAAATTCTACCATCTCCTAAATTAAATCCAGTAGTTCCTTTATCGTTATCGTGGACAAAATTAATCTCCGAAATATAAATTCTTCGTTCAACTGGATGAATATAATGTAATGTATCATCAATTTTATATCGTCTATATGGAGTTGGAAAGAAATTAACTGCTTCGAGAACTTTACGAGAAACTATTGGAAAACATGCAAGTCTTTCATTAAACATATTGTCACGAGGCCAAAATAAAGCAACCTCATCTGGATATTTAGCCATTTCTTTGTAAAGAATTTCATCCCAATTCTCAGTATTACAAAGTAAATCATCATTAGCAAACATAATCCATTTTCCTGTAGATTCTTTATAGCATTCATAATTGAGGGTTCCCATCGAGAGTTTCTCGTCAGGAATTCTATGAATTACTCTAATTGGAGATTTTGCTTTGGATACATAATTTTTATTATCATCTACTAGAACAATAACCTCAAGCTCATTCTTATATTTAGTATTCTCAAGGAGAGAAATTAGGAATCTGTCAAGTTCCCTTGGTCGATTCGATGGACAGATGATTGAGAGTGTTTTCATTGTCTCTTTGCGCGTATTAGACCATGCGCGCCCCGGTAGTTTTTCTGTCTACGAGTTCTGCAATGGATAATATTTTCCATTAATCGGATTGTAGAAGAATAGAATTGGAACATTTGCTGTAGCCGTTGTAGTAACTACAGCAATATTTCCGGTAGTTGTCATTGCTGGCAAAGCGGCAGTTGGAATTAGAACCAACATGTGCGCACCAGTTACAGGTGGTGTAATCGTAGTAACAGGCGTTGTGCTACTTACGAATGAAATAAAACTAGTTGGTGCTATTGTAGTAGCAGACGCAATAGTTGGAGGTTGCGGCTGCTTATTTGACTGCACTGTGCTGAGGTTCTGAAACAGGAGATCACTCATATCTTTAACTCCTAATTAGCTCCTAGCTAGATAGACTCCTATGCCATTTACCCGACGATGGTGAGTAAACAAGCACAGCCATATTCCCGTTTGCAATAGTTGCGGCTACTGCAATGTTTCCAGTCGTTAGAGTAGTGATATTGTTACCACTACTATTCACGATGAATACTATAGCGCCAGCCTGACCATTTACTACCCTGGAAAGGATTGTCGTAAGCACTGTAGTAGTTGTTGTTGAGTTGACTCTGATAATGTCAGATACTTGCTGAAGAACATTAGTCAGAGATACAACTCGTTCTGATAGCCTCGAAACCAAACCTGGAATCACCACTCACCTCCACTGATTCCTGTTGTTAATCTAACTTAGTAACCAGTTGGAACTGCCAAGTCGAAGATGTAGGCAGTAGCGGCTGGATTACTAACGAATGTCTGAACTCCGTATACCAAATAGAAGATATCGCTAGTAGCAACACCTCCACTGGCACCACGAAGTTCAAAGATTTTCCTACCATCAGTTGTATAGAAACCGATGGGAAGAATCTCTGCCCTACCCCAAACGTCCTTGTTCACGAAGTCAATACGCTTGGGATTCCAGTTGAAGCTACACTTAACTGGAGCACCGGCCATCTGCATTTTATCAAAATACATATCAAGACCCTGTTGCTTAGGATCTTTGAAAATAACAGAAACAAGCTGACCGATTTCCTCGTATGACTGCTTCTGTGCTGGATGCGTCCATGCTTCAGGAGCAACATCATTATCCAAGCCTACACGATTTCCCATTTTGTTAATCGCGAGACGTGGCAATGGAAGAGTCAATGTGTTGTTATTTGCATTAACTCCGTTAGACCTGATTTCTGGGGTGGTAGTTCTGTTAAAACCAAGCCACGTTCCAGTTGAGGCATTACTGTGGTGATAAGGCACGCCAAAGATACCAGGAAGTGACGTAGGTGAACTAATACCAGAGACTACTAGAACGTCCGTAGCAACGGCACCAGCAATAGCAGGAGTTACGTCAACAATCTTGTTTTCAACGTCCCACTTTGTAATGGTTCCACTACCACGAAGTGTTGCAAGAGTAGTATCAAATACTTGAATTGTCTGACCGAATCGGACTAACCTAGCTCCGAAACCATCAGAATCCAAAGTATAAGTATCTACTCCAGCCGCTGTTGCAACGTTAGAAACAGTTCCAACAACACCATTTCCAGGCTGCATCATCTGTGCATCTAACTGCCTTCGCAGTTCATCCATTGCTGTAGCTGTTAGACGACGAACAGCATTGGTTACAGCCTTCCTATCACTGTTAGTAGACCACTGGGTTAGCTTTGTATATTCAATGTTCTCTGACACGAATACACAATTGAGAACTGCCTTATCCCAAGTTGGTCCACCACCACGACCCAAATCGCCACCGTCAGCATTGAAATACTGAAAGCTGCCACCGGGACGTAGTTCAAGAGGAACACGCATTTGACGATTTGAAATCTTCTCTACTGGTCTCTTTTCGACCTGAGAGAAGAACTTATCGTCTCGCTCGAACAGAACGCGAATCTTTGGAATTACACGTTCGAGTTCTAGAGCATCTACATTAGCTTCAACAACTGCCATAGTCTTACTCCAGTAACTTTGTTAATCTTGCATTAGAAAATCCACACTCTTCATTCCACGTGGAATCTCTTTTGCTTTTTCCCTATCTGACTTGGCACTTGTTGAGGTATGCCTACCTGTAGCCGGTAATGGTTTTCTATCACTAGAAGAAGATGAAGACGAATCTTCACTAACTCTTTTGCCCATACCTTTAAGAGCTTCATTCCGTGCCTTTTTAATGACGTCAGGCAATAACGTCTTTGCTCTTGAAAGGTATGCGGATTTGATCTTATCTAAAGATTGACGTGAGAAATCTGCTTTGTGAGCACTATCCCAAAGTTTATCAATAATGGACTTGAATCTTGTATCTTCATTAATCATCGACTGAATAGTTTCTAATGTCTCACGAGACGCATTCTTCTTAACATAATCAGTCATAGATGCTTTAGGATCAATATTTGCATTGATAGTAGACTTTAATACATTGTCAATACGAGTTTTAAGATCTCCCCTTGCTTGCTCAAATTGTCTCTGAATAAACTTTCTCTCACGTTCTTTCTGAGTATTATCTTCTTTATCCTCAGTTTTAGCAAGAGGCTTACTTGGCTCAAAATCAGATGAGCCAAAAACGAATTGATTTAGAATTTGAGCAGCAATTTTTAGCGGCTCACCACCCTCACCAGTTCTTTTTGATTCTTGAAGCATTGACACAATAGTTGACTTGACAATGTTTCCAACAACATGGTAATAAGCATCCTTGTCAACATTACCTAGAACGTTTAGATAATTATCTACAATCTTATGGAATGAGTTCTTATCTTGGTTCTTAACGGCTTGAAGTATTTTTTCAGTATTACCATCAAGCAAATCCCTTTCAAAATTATCTAATGCTGTTGCTTTCTCTACTGCATCTTTAGCATCTTCAATAGTTGGAAGTATTTCAGAATATTGCTGTTCTTTGTAATAAGCTCTCTCAAGATGAGGAAATTCTTTGAATAGATTTGGATATTTAGCTAGAATTTCTTTACGACGAACAGGAACTACTAAATCAAGCTCCTCTTCTTTAATCTCTAAATCTTCTTCATCTTCATCCTTATCTTCATCATCTTCTTTCTCGTCATCTTCTTCACCTTCCACCGGAGTTTCTTCTTCATCTTTCTTCTCCGGCTTAGGCTTAGGCTTAGGTTTATCTTCTAATTTTAATGGTTCTTCTTCATCTTCCTTATCAAGAAATTCAATAGTTTCATTTACAGTTAGTTCTTTACTAGAACCTGGTGCATCATCAGGACTATACAGCAACTGCAGAATGTTATTGAACTTGTTCGACATTTTCTTCACCTTGAATTGGCGCTTCTCTATCTTGTTCGGTTGGTCCTGCTATTGGTGGAGCACCTTCACCCATAGCCTGACTTTGCAGCAAGAATTGATGATGCATCTGTGCGTGTAATAAGACATTTGTATATCCATTAGGATTCTCAGTCTTAGCAAGCCTACCAGTCTCAGAAATAATCCATTTACGACAAATTTCAAATTGAATTGCATGATTATCAAATATAGGATCTACTTCAACAGATGGCTCTTGTGTTTCTTGTGGTTCTTGACCCATAGCCATAGCTTGCTCAGCCATCATTGGGTCTGGTGGAACTGATAGTGGCTCAGAATTAAGAAGTTGTTTAATTTCATCAAATTGCTTATTCCTATCATCCTCACCAGGCATAAAGAAATCAGTTAAACCAAGAGCTTCCCGAATCATTGGTAGATTTTCGGGGACGGCTAATGTATTAAGAATTTGAGGATTATTAGACTGTAATAGTTGCATAATAATATCACGCTGTTGGGTCCAGGTCATTGGAAGATTTTCATTAGCTTCCAATTCAATACTTCCAATTTTTCCTTGTAGCTCTGCCATTCTAATAAACGTGTTAACAAAATTACCTTGCTCATCCTGCTCAACAAGTCTTTCATCTTCGACTATATCTTTAATGTAAGCCGGTATTACCTTACCGAAGATTTGTTTCCACCAGATAGTAAATGTTTTCCAAGTTGTCTGTAATCTTTGTAAGGCTTGAGCACGACTCATTGAATATTCTGATGCTGTTTTAGAACCATCCATCTGACCGCCAAATAACGATGGCAATGCTCCACTAACTAACTGAGCAAGTGTTTGAATTTGCTGAAAAAATGGCAATACTTCTGCAGAAAGTGTAGCAGTTTTAATTTCATAAAAAGCATCTTGCATCGACTTTCCAGATTTAGGAGTAGCAGGATAGATTGAACCTGGTGTTGCTTCTAACTGTCTATATCCCTCAAAGTTAAGAACTGAAGGATCTGCAAATGTTTGTGGAATACCGTGTTCAATAGTTTGTTTAGTTAATGATACTAAATCACCTGTAATTTCTTGTAAACCAACCAATAGAAGGCCAGGAGGATCACTATGAATAAAGTCAGATAGTGGATTAGATGTAAGAGTCCAGCAATCATCGAGTGACTCTCCAACTGCTTCAGCAAATTCATCTCCTACATGAACTACCTTAACCCCGTAAGGAAATAAACTCTTTAGTTCATCACAATCTGCTTCAGTAAGAATTTCAAAAGCTGAAGTTCGTAACCATGCTGATCTTACTGTAACATTATTTATTGGATACTCACCTTGATACTGTGGAGATGTGCGACCCCACTTCTCATAAGGTTCATACGGTCCTGAAGGACTAATTTTATCTCTAATATTCTTAAATCTCTCACGAGCTAATGCGTAGTGAGTTTCATAATTAAATATTAGATATGGACAATCTTCTTGTCTCTTAGCATAAACTGGAATCTTTACGTATAGACCTCCATAACATTCAAGACACTGGCGAGACTTAGCTTTCTTCGTAACTCCAACAATTTTAGTAACTGTTAAAGTTCTCTGCTCTTCCTGCATTCCTGGTTCTGGTTGGTTGAATTCATCAAATCCCTTTCCAAATTCACATTCAGGACAAGCGGCCGGCATAAACTCGTCAGTTTCTTTCTCTCTTTCAAATCCACAATTAGGACAGATTAAATAATCTTTTAATTCTTCTTCATCTTTAGTTTGCTTTGCCTCATAAGTTCCATATTTTTCATCTTCTTTTGAATAGCTATAACATGCTACCATTCCCTCAGTATAATGAATAAATAGAGCATGAAGCCACAGAAATGCTACATCATTATGACGATAAACTAATTGAGATATCTTATCACCAGCTTTAGCAGTTAATAAGTCAAGAGCATTATCTGCATCATCTGGATAACATTTGATTGGTGGAACAGTAACTGATAATGCAGCAATAAGTGATTCTAAATAAGTTCTGAAAATATTTACTGACTGGTCATAACTAGCTTGGTCATTATCTTCATTATCTCTCTGGGAGTCCCAAATACGCCAATCATGTGCAACTTCACTATAATAAATATTTGAGAATCCTTCCCATAAGAACTTTAACTGTCTCCAAGTCCTAATTTGCCTCTCACGAACTTCTTGATCCTCTTTCTGAAAATGTTGAACGACTTCACTTAGAAGCCGCTTTTGATTTTCAGTTAATTCCTTAGGCTTAGGCATTTAACTCTTCAATCTTAAATCTAGTCAATTACAAAAGTTACTGCTGAACCAGTTACTCCACTAATAGTAGTTGTAAGATCAGTAATACCAACTAGACTAAATGTAGTAATTCTACCAGCATGATAAACTTTACAAACTTCATGAAATAAATCAAGTTCTACTTTTGTAATATTATCGAGTGCTACATCTGCTCCTGTTGCTAATCCGGGTCCGATGTCTCCGCTGATAACGGCTGAGCCAATCATTGTAACTCTACCTTTCTACTATCTTCTCGTCTCTCTCGGCAAATGAATATCATATGGAGCATTGAACTGCCCAGTTAAAAAAGAAGGAGTTGCAGTTGAACTTCGTCCCATTCTAGTTCTTCTATTTTTTTCAGCTTGGAAAGCAGCCATTTCATCTTCTCTCTGATGATATGGTCCTTGCCTAGTAAATGCTTGTCTTAGAAACTCACCAGCAGTTCCACTACCACGCTGTTTCATTTGATTAACGTGCTCTTGTTCATGAGTTAACATATCAGTAATATCTTGAACTGACTGACCTTTCATCTGAGCCGGATTTACATAAATATTTTTTCCGGGAGAAGTATATGCTTGGGCATCAGGAGCAAACATACGAGATAACATACCATAAGGTTGAACAGGAGCTAAATCTGGTATTTCCTTCTTAGCAATTTCAATTGCTTGTAAAACTTCTGGACTTAGTTCTCCAGAGCCAAAAAGTCTCTGCAACAAACCTTGCTGCTTTTCAGGCTTTCTCTTCTGCTCTTGTGGTGGCATCAGCTTCTAAATTTAATTCTTTTTCAAGTCTTGCCTGTTCAGCAAGAACCCTAGCCTTATTTCTATCTTCCTCTTCAAGCATTTCTCGTCTAACTCTCCATGGAACTGTTCTTGGTGATATTGGTTTCATATCAGTAGCTTGAATAGGTTCAGGTTGAGGTTGATTCTTCTGAACCAATAAGGATAATAGTTCCTTCTCTCTTTGATTAGAGAGTGATAATTGCATCTTCAAAGTCTCACATGACTCACATACTTGTTTATGCTCTTCTTCCTGAACACATTCAATACAATGTGGATATCTAAGTTCGTGAAAAAACTTTACTATTTTATTCATTTGTTGGTAATGAATGGGGTTCCGGTCTTTTCCGGAGTTACGACGAAATTGAAACTTAAAGGGTCTGACTTTTCTCCCTCTCCTGCAATATTAGATGCTGAAATTTGAATAGTATGATTACCGGGAGTAAAAGCAGGAAAGGCTGTTGTGCAATCAAATGGAGAAACTGTCCCAGCACATGTAACAATACTAAACTGAACACCAGTTACTGAGCCATCAGGATAATATTTATAAGTATATGCTTGTGCATCAGCTAGTGTTGGAGCACCTTGAGTCCAACCTAATTTTGAAGTTGGGGTAGCCTGGCCATAAGCCGCTACTGAACAGAACAGAACTAAACAGATTACAAAAAGAGCTTTTCTCATTAGTGATATCTCCTAACAGGTTTAATCCGATTTGAGTTTTCTGTTCTTTCCATATTACGATAGAACGCAGTCCAGTTATTATCTGAATGTAACTTCTGGATTAACTCTTCCTGTTTACGAATCCTATCAAACTCATCAACGGCCGTTTCAAAATATCTCTCAGCCGTATCTACAGCATATCTTAAATCATCGTAAGGATCATCACCTTCAAACTCAGCTACATCCTCAGCAGGTTTACCATTTCTAGCTTTATCATAATTACATGCTTTAATTGAATCAATCATTATTGGGCAACAGTAAGGATGACCGTCATGATTATCGGCTTTACAACAGAAGATTTGAAGACGTGGAATATTAGTCTCTTCCTTTGGTGGTTCAAAGATAGATAGATAACTTTTATATTCTTCCATTCCTTTATTACGCTGAATCCATCTTGCTTTTTCTTCATCATAAGCCGGTAATTCAGCAAGTGACATTTGCGGTAGCGGCTTCCAGCGTAAATACTCATGAAGTAACATCTTACCGGCTACGCGAGAACCTGGAGAATTATTACTAAGTTCAATCTGCCGTTCAAGAGCTTCTTCAATTTGTGACTGAATAGTATGATCTAATCCCCTATCCTGCGAAGCAGAGCGGCAGAATTTAATAATTCTAGGACTCTCCCTATCAGCAAAATCTTTTATAACTGGTGCCCACTCTTTAATTTTAGTCTTAAGCCAATATAATTCTCTATACAGATAAAGCTTCTTTGAAGGTGATACTGCATAAAATCCAATATAAGTCATTGCTGTAAATCCCCAATCACCAATAATAAAACGGGGCCACCATACTGGTATTTCATGTGGAGGAATTACATGCAATGCATTTTCAGGTTCATCTGGATATTGCTTATCTCTAAACTCATCAAATACTTGTCCAAGATAAGCATTCCAATCACCTCTTCGTTTAGCTTTTCTCTCAGCTTCAGGTCTACCTTCAAGTGATTGTGCATAGTTAGGATCAATATGTTCTAAGTTGTCATCTAGTGTTGAATGAATATATATCCTTTTATTACCACCCTTACCAACAATAATCTTGTTACCGGCCGGGAATGGTTTAATAAACCTCTTATTTACGAATGTATGCCCTACCCCACCCGGCATTCCCGCTGCGCGGGTGATTGCCGTTAATCCGCTACCTTTTGGAGCACGATTTCTTTCCTGACAAATATATAAATAAATATATTCTGTATCGTTGGTTAACTCATCAGGAGTGAATAGAGTAATTTCCATTGAGTCAAAGTTATGAACATCCTTTTCCTCTTCGCAATGTGCTAGGAATATTTGAGCACCATCATTAGCTCCAATCTCCCTAGCTCCATATTGATCTGGACGCGGAAATGTCCAAATCATATCAGTTCCATTATATGTAGCACCAAACTTACGATATATATCTCTCGTCCTTCCAACTACTTCTTTCTTCATATCAGGACGAGTTCTACGCATGAATACTTGTTTGAACTTAGGATTCTCATGCCATCTATGAGCTATCCCATACATTAATAGAACGTCTGTCTTACCAGAACCGGCACCACCACCGTAAAGAGCTTCCTTAATTGAAAGTGGTAAACATAGAAACAATTCTTGTTTCTTGTTAGGCTTCCAAATCTGGTCTAGCTCTTTTGGTATACTTAGTTCCATATATCTATCTACTCACTACACTATTGATTTTGCTTTTTAATTCGTCTAACAGCACCACATACCCAACAACGCTTAATATAAAATGAATAATTTAAGGTAATAAACATATTTTCCCATTGATGTTTTCTAAATTTTACCCAGCAAGTCATTTTGACTACGTAGCCTTACAAATAATAGTAGTAGCACCAGTTGTGCAACGAACAAAAGCTGCTGATGTTTCAGCACCCGTTGTTGAGTTTGCTAATACTGCAAATGCTGTGGTCGTAGTTGACAGCGATACTTCAACGGCTGTAGTTGATTGAACTCTTACATTTCTAGCCGGTAATGCGTAAATTACATTCTGCAGCAAATTATGAACTGGACCAATTGTGAGTGCTTGAGTAGACATTTGTTATTCTCTACTTAATCGTTTTCACCCCTGAGAGGTGAACTCTGAAGTTTACCAATAATATAAGCACATACTGCCATACCAAATTGAATCCACTCTTGATAATCCCACTGAGTAGGTGGTTTAACAGCTATATAAGTAAGAAAAGCAGAAACAGCTCCAACATACAGCAGAATTGAATCTCTCGTCATCTTACATCCTCATCTCTCCTAAATGGGTTTGAGTCTGGTGGAATATACTTTGGATTAATTACTCTTCTTTCTGTTCTCTCATCAATCAGTATATGAATTGCCCTAAGTTCTTTTCCTAAATGCTCTATCTTTTCTGATATTTCGTGCATATCTCTACGTATGTCCGTTCTCCACTTTTCTAGTGCTTCCACCCTTGCTCCTAAATGGCCTTGCTTATAAGCAAGATTAATTAGAGCAGTAATACTTACAATCAGTATCGTAACTACTATTGAGATGATTGCTATCCAAGCAGTAGTAGTCATTCTCTGACGTAGACAGTATCAAAATGTTCTTCGCTAATAAACGTAGGAGAGTAAACGATAAACTGGGGTTTATTCTCATCTTTATCTTTTCTATTTTTATCTTCAGAACTAATAATCTTATTCATCGTCTCCGCAACAGCCGCTAACTGAGTCGGCTTATCTACTTCACCAATTCGATTCTTTAATTCTTCTAAACAATCATTCATAATCCCAGCGGCTTTAGACTTAAGACCACCAGATTTAAGTTTCTCTTCTAAATCTTCTATGATTTCTGAACTTGTGGGCGGGATTGAAACGATTTGAGTCTGATTCTTATGTTTAGATAAACCAGACTTCAAACGATTAAGGAGATTTAATGGAGATTCAAATCTCGCTATTGCTTCTCTCTCATCTAAAATCATACACCACTCCTGACGCCTGCTAAGTGTAGCATACAATAAGTGGTATGTCAACTCGAAATTCGTGAGATTTCATGAATTTTCGATGAATTTTTCAAACTTTGAAACTATCATTTTATGAGGAATCTAATATTATGAGACTAGAAGATTTACTGTTATAGTATCTTTATATGGGACCCAATTAGAATTATTGATTTTAGTAGACTAGATATTCATTGGGATGCGCCGCAATTTTCATGCCAAGATGGAACCACTATAGGATGTGTGTAGTGGGGGACACTCATACCATATATAGTGGTGACAACGGTTGTCTAGTAGAGTGTTAGTAGTGACAACGTTTGTCTAGTAGCCTTTAGAATCAACAACTTACAGGTGACAACGGTTGTCTAGTAGCTGACACTTATTGTCACAGCCGCTAATGACGCTACCACATGTAGTGTGTCATCCTGTTGACACCCAACCTATTGTATTAGCAGCCTGGCACGGCTGATGCTATAGCTATGCTCAGGACGGCTGAGAGATAATCCAATCAGCCAATGGGCTAGAAACGCGAAGCTTGTCAAGGCAAGAACTGAGCAAAGTATAGCTGCCGGATACACGGAAGAATCCAGCCGTCCTAATGTCTGGAGTAGTGTAGGATGTAGGCTAGTATGGCTACGGCTACGTTTATCGTAGTATATCACTACCAATCTCCGTTTGGCGTGGTCTGACAAACCGGCATCATAGCAGGATGTGTCCACCAAGATATAAGGGACGTGTCGTGTCTGCTAGAGTGGAGTAGAGTCTAATTGGCTGCCTAGATACAGGAGCATCTAATGCAACTAATCTCAGGTATCTATTGCAAGCCAACCAAGTCTACTGTCAATTGCCGCCGAGTCAATCGTGAATTGAGACGACACAAGCTTGCACTTGCAAGTTTCGTGTCAGTTCCGCGATTGATAAAGGCGAAGTATTTCAATCGTCCGAGACTCACAGAGATAACTACTCAGGTGTCACAGTGACTAACATAGTTCTCTCTTGTCCAAGGTGCAAACACACTACAAACCACATATACATTGACCATCTTTGCATGTGGATATGTAGGAAATGTCAGTTCGCTTGGATTTGTCAATAACTCAGATTCTAGGCAGCGAATTAGACTCTACTTCTAGAGATTGTATCATAAGCCTAATCTAGCGCCGTCAACGTGCGGCCGTTACTGCTAGACTAGCTGATACAATCCGTTATCTGGGTCTTTCCGTGGTTAACTTATGTTTCGTAGTTACATTAGCTTTGCGATTAGAAGCTAAATCGGAACGTGCAAGTAGACACGAGACGGAAACAACGATTGACTTGGATAGCGGTCTGTGATATAATGTCCTTGTCGAGACAGACCGGCAAATCCGCAGGCTGTCAATTCCGTAAGAGGTAATCATGAAGTTGGCACAACCGATGTCACAGGTCGCAACAGAGGCACCGTCCGCAGCGGCTGATTCTGAATTCACGAATGCAGAGAAATTCGTGAATGAAGAGAATGCAAAGCGAACGGGAGTCGGCACTCGTATGAAGGTTGGTAGAACTCGCGGCAAGGGTTCTATCGTAATCAAATACGAGCATTTCGACGAATCACAGCCGGACACCCTTCCAACAACTATTCAGTCCTTTCTTGAAGTGGTCAAGCTTGACCCCGATAAGAATGAACCTGATGTGGTCCGGTATCTGATTGCAGGATACAATGAGGAATTGTATACTGCGGCTTCTGACCCCCTGGCTGAATTTGTTGAGGCTACTTGGCCTCAGGAAGTTCAGACCCAATTCCGTCTTGTTGTTCGCAACTATTCCCGTGGGGCGAATGTTCCTCTGGAAGATGCTGTTGCTCTCATCAAGCCGGGATTTGTCAAGCAGTTCTCTACTCCTGCTGCGAAGTAGTTCTGCTTCACTCAATATAGGACTGGGATTAGAAATAGTCTCAGTCCTATATCTCTTTCTAATCCCAAATCAAAATCAACTGTCCATAAATGGAATTAACTCCTCGGTTCTCCTCGGTTAATCTCGGAAGGTTTCGGAGCGTTTCGGAAGATTTCGGAACGTTTCAATTCCTCTAAGTGAACATCCGACGATGAATTTTTCATTTTTTGAAAGAGAAAACATCAATAAACACAGTCCTTTTCTGAACTTTGTCGCCTTTTTGTGACATTTTGATTTTCGTCGGGAGTATCTCCCCCGACTTTGGGGTGGTGGTTTTCTGTTTTGATAGTATTCTAATCTTACTTATTTATATATATTTTTTTATATATATATATTAGTAAGAATCAGACCACATAAAAACAGAACATCACCTTGACAAACTCGGTAGAGTGTGGTATAATGCTCTTACGGCGTAACATGCTTGTTTTCAACGACTTACAGCCTCTCGGCCGTGCCACAATCCTCCGACCTCGACTTTGG